CCGTTGGTCAGACAAAGACTTATGTAGATTACGCACAGCCCAACGTGCCAGCACCAGAGTTTGGGCCATTTGATTTATTCAAGGCGCCCAGCTACTTGCGTCCTTTGCAAGATACTGGCAACTTCGGTCTAGCCGCACTATTAGGAGCAGCAAATGATGCCAAGCAGGGGAATGGGAGCAATCAATCCCAGCAAAATGCCCAAGGCCAAGGTCAAACGCCGTCGGGATGATACTGACTTTACGCAGTACGCAGAGGGTGGAAAGGTAAATGCTGCTGGCAATTACACTAAGCCAACAATGCGTAAAAAACTATTTAATCAAATTAAAAGCGCAGCGGTACAAGGCACCGGCGCTGGAAAATGGTCCGCGAGGAAAAGCCAGTTATTAGCTAAACGTTATAAGGCCGCAGGCGGTGGATATAGAGACTAAAACTTGTACGATGTGCGGGGTTGAAAAGCCGCTGACGGATTTTAGAAGCAGGGGTGGAAATATGACGCACCTGCTAAAAAGCCGATGTAATACTTGTTTGTTTAAAGATCATAGGCGCTGGATCGAAAGCAATCCAGAAAGAGTTCGTGAATACAGGCAAAAAGACAGTTGGACGTTAGCAAAAAGATGTGCTAGAAGAGGGATTACGCCAGAACAATTAATTGACAGATACGAGCGCCAAGAAGAATGCTGCGCAATCTGCAAAGAAGACATTGAAATTGTTGAAAGCGCCATAGATCACAATCATATTACGGGCGAATTCAGAGGTGTGCTATGCAAACAATGTAACAGGGCTCTAGGGATGTTCAAAGATAGTTCGCAGATTTTAAAGAATGCCATCGAATATCTTGAAGCTTTTGGGAGCTACGGAGATGACACTTAAAGCCCCGCAGCAATCATTAAAGGCTTGGACGGAACAGAAATGGAGAACGCGCAGCGGAAAGCGTTCTTCAGACACGGGCGAAAGATATTTACCAGAAGCTGCAATAAAATCGTTATCGCCGCAAGAGTATGCTGCTACAACTAGGGCCAAGCGAGAGGGTAAGGCTAAAGGCAAACAGTTTGTAGCGCAGCCTAAAGCGATAGCCAAAAAGGTTGCACCGTTTCGGAAGGTAGGAAAATGACTACGTCAGGTACAACTACATTCAACCCTAACTTAAACGAATTAGTTGAAGAGGCTTACGAGCGATGCGGCCGAGAATTAAGATCGGGCTATGATCTTAGAACCGCCCGTAGGTCGCTTAATTTGCTTCTCACTGAATGGGCTAATCGAGGGATTAATTTGTGGACTTTGGAGCAGGGTGCAATACAGCTCTATGCCAACCAGATTACCTACCCTTTGCCGATTAATACGGTTGACCTGGTAGAAACCATCATCCGCACTGGTGAAGGTCAGAACCAGACGGACATCAATATCAGCCGGATCTCGGTGAGTACGTATTCAACGATACCAAACAAGCTTGCCACGGGGCGGCCCATACAGATCTATATAGATCGGCAAGGCGGACAGACATATGTTTTCACGGGTACTTTGGCAGCAAACATCTCATCCTCTGCTACGACAATACCGATGTCTAGCCTCGCGGGGATACCATATGCAGGATATGCAAACATTGGATCGGAGACGGTTTATTACTACGGTACTTCAACCCAAGCCGAGAATGTGGCAACTGGCACTTCAGCTTATGCAACGCTAGACAATGTTGTCCGCGGTCAGAACAACACAACGGCTGCCGCTCATTCTTCTGGCGCAACGGTAAGTAATACCAAGTTTCCTAACGTCACGGTATGGCCGGCGCCGGATCAGGGTTCCATCTCTACACCTTATTACACGCTGGTTTACTGGCGGATGCGTAGGATGCAAGACGCAGGGAATGGTGTGAACGTGGAGGACATTCCCTATCGATTCCAAGAGGCGCTTATATCTGGATTGGCATATAAGCTGTCCATGAAAGTAGAGGGCGGCTTGGAGAGGATGGCCATGCTAAAGGCTCAGTATGATGAGTCATGGGATTTGGCAGCAGGCGAAGATCGTGAGAAAGCGCCGTTGCGTTTAGTGCCGAGACAGGGCTTCTTGGGGTTTGGCGGTTACTGATGCCACACAAAGACCCAGAGGCGAGGAGGGCGTACTTGCGTGAGTACGCAAAAAAGAACCCTGCTTACGAACGCGTAAAAAAATGGAAAAAACAAAACCCAGAAAGGGTAGCTGAGGCCAACAAACGCTACGCGGAAAAACACCCAGAGAAAATACGCGAAAAAGCCCTAAGGCATAGAGCAAAAAACATTGAAGAAATTCGGGAAAAAGAACGCATACACGCGGCAAATTACAGGGCGAAAAACAGAGAAAAGGTCTTGGCTGGCAAACGTAAATATCAAAAAAACAATATGCCTAAAATTAACGCTGCGGTAGCAAAACGCAAAGCGGCGATGTTGCTAAGAACGCCGTCTTGGTTGAGCGAAGATGATCTCTGGCTTATAGAACAAGCCTACGAACTGGCAACCTTGAGATCAAAAATGTTTGGTTTCAAATGGCACGTAGACCACATCTACCCATTACAAGGAAAAATGGTTTCAGGTTTGCATGTTCCTAATAACTTGCGCGTAGTGCCGTGGAGGGATAACCTACGCAAAGGTAACAGGATAGAGAGCCATGCCCAATAAATTTGCAAGCGGCAAGTATGCAATAGCGCAGTGTGACAGATGCAACTTCCGCTACAAATTGAAGCAGTTGAAGGTGCTTACAATTAAAACCAAGAATGTTAATATCTTGGTATGTCCTGAATGCTGGGAGGAAGATCAACCTCAACTACAGTTAGGAATGTGGCCCGTTGACGATCCGCAAGCCGTTAGGAATCCACGTCCCGATTCCAACTCGTATTACCAGTCAGGATTAAATGGGATGCAGACTAACTACACCGTAGGAACAGACCCTTTATATACGGGTGTTCCGCTTGAAGGAAGCCGAGTAATTGAATGGGGCTTCAACCCGGTGGGTGGTGCAAGAGCATACGACACAGGCATGACCCCCAATCATTTGATTGGGCAGGCGTTACTTAATTCAGTCACGGCATCGTAGGAGAAATCATGAAGACGATGGAAGCACTCAAAAAGCACATGGCAAAAGGCAAAGGGGCGCATCCTGATCCTGATGCCAAGAAGATGAAAAAAGGCGGCCCTACATCAGAGATGATGAAAAAGATGGGGCGCAACATGGCGCGGGTGGCCAATCAAAGGAGCAAGTGATGGCTAAGTACTCCATGAAGATGGGCGGCAAAGAAGTTGGGCCGGCCTCGGTATATGCAGAACCACACACCATGACAGGTGAAAAGCTTGTTGCATCACCTCAGCCTGGCAAGAAAATGCCATACAACATGATCCCTGATTGGCAGCCAACTGCTGGCGTAGCCATGAATCCAAACCTTGGCGTTAAAACGTCTGGTATTAAAATGCGTGGGGCTGGTGCCGCCACCAAGGGCGTTATGTGCAGGGGACCGATGGCGTGAATTACGGTGAGTTAAAGACTCAGATTCAGGATTATCTTGAAACGTCGTTTGCGGCGGATAATCTTGCGACTTTTGCACAGCAGGCGGAGCAGAGGATCTTCAATACGATCCAGTTTCCAAGCCTGCGTAAGAATGTCACTGGGTCTTGCACTGCTAATAACCGCTATTTGCAATGCCCTTCAGACTTCTTGGCCCCATATTCCATGGCTGTTATTGATACGGATGGTGCGTATTACTACCTGCTCAATAAAGACGTGAACTTTATTCGGGAAGCGTTTCCAATTCCTACGGGATCAGGAAATACTGGGCGACCCTATTGCTATGCGTTGTTTGGACCGGACTATCCAACGGCACCTAATGAGCTGACTTTCTTGCTAGGCCCAACGCCAGATGCAGCTTACTCAGTAGAGCTTCATTACTTTTATTACCCGGCTTCGATTACATCCGGTAATGATTCAACGACCACGTGGCTAAGTGATAACTTTGACTCAGTGCTTTTGTATGGCGCATTGGTAGAGGCGTCAACATTCCTGAAGCTTGAGCAGGATCTCATGGCCAATGTTACGATGAAATACAAAGAGGCATTAGCTCTAGCCAAACGTCTTGGTGATGGTCTTGAGCGTCAGGATGCGTACCGTTCTGGCCAGGTTCGAGATAAGGTGGTGTAATGGCGATTATTCAAACGCTCACCACCAGTTTCAAGGTTGAGGTTGCTCAAGGACTGCACAACTTTACAACGGGGACGGGCGATGTCTTTAAGCTTGCCTTATACACCGCAAACGCGGATCTCGGTGCCTCAACGACTGCGTACACAGCAGCGGGTGAATCCAGTGGATCCAATTACACGGCTGGCGGAATCATCCTCACAAACATCACGCCAAGCTTTCAAGGAACTACTTCTTACTGGTCTTTCCAAGATGCCACGTTCACCAATGTGACGCTCACTACTAACGGGGCTTTGATTTACAACTCAACTAATGGAAATCGCTCGGTTGCAGTATTAAACTTCGGTGTGAATATCACAAAGACTGCACAGAATTTGGTGATTACATTCCCGGTTAATGACGCAACGAATGCTGTTTTAAGGATTGCATAATGGAACAAGCAAAAGCAGTCGATACATTTCAAGGCGGTTTGTTAGCGCAGACTGGTTCTGGTGAAAAAGCTCGTGCTTGTGGCAAATACTTTGCTGAGTGCAGAGACAAAGACGGCAACCTTAAGTGGAAGGCAGAAGGTGACAATCTGGTTGTGAATGCTGGACTTCAGTATATGGCTGGCACGGCGCTATCAAACTCAGCGGCTCAGATTACTACTTGGTATGTAGGTCTTTACGGAGCAGCCGCAAGTAACACGCCAGCCGCTGGTGACACCATGTCGTCCCACTCAGGCTGGACTGAGATTGATTGCTACAGTGACGCCAATCGCCCAACTGCTACGTTTGCACCGGCAACAAATGCCAACCCGTCCGTAGTAACAAATACGTCAAACAAAGCTGTATTTAACATTGATGCTACGGCGACGGTCGGTGGTGCTTTCCTAACAAGTAACAATACAATCCTAGGAGCTTCGGGTACGTTATTTTCGGCAGCTGACTTTCAATCTCCAGGAGATAGGTCAGTTGTATCCGGGGATGTATTGTCAGTTACCTATCAATTCTCACTGTCGGCATGAGTGGATATGGTTCTGGATACTGGGGTCAGGCAGCTTGGGGTGGTGGTGTATCAGATGCCACAATTCTTGAAGCTGCTACAGGGTCCGACGAAATTACGCCAAGTAATGGTGTATTCGCTTCAATCCTTGAAACCAGTTCTGGGGCTGATACAGTCACTGCTAACTTTATCTTCTTTGGCTCCATATTGGAGACGGCGACGGGGGCGGACACCGTTAGTGCCGCACAAAACTTTAACGCCATCATTCTGGAAACAGGATCAGGCGCAGACACCGTATCAGCATCAGCCTCTGTATTTAGTCAGGTTCTTGAAGCCGGATCTATCACAGATGCTAATAACGGGATACGAACGCTCTTTACTAGCGTCTCAGAGACTGCAACAATTGCGGATAGCATCCTTGGGGCGTTGTTCTGGGAACAAATTGATGACTCGCAAACAGCTAATTGGCAGAGTATCAATAATGGGCAGACGCCTGCATGGACCCAGATTAACAATTCACAATCTGCTAACTGGACTGAGATAACGACATGACTGTCAATTACACCACCCTTTTGGCGCTTGGTCAGCCGGTTACAGGAACCGAGTCTGGTACGTGGGGCGACGATGTTAATAACGCCGTAACCTCTTACCTAGACATTGCGATTGCCGGTACGCAGACCATCACAACAGATGGCGATGTCACGCTTACGCTGACCCAGGGAACCAGCTCTGCGACAAACATCAGCAGCACCTCTGCCCAGTACATGATTCTTAACTGTACTGGTGCAAGGACAGCCTCAAGGAATATCGGCGTACCCAATAGCAGTAAAGCCTACATCGTGATGAACAACACCACGGGTGGGTACAACATCACGATTCGTGGAAGCACTGGCCCGACCACTGGTATTACCGTTGCCCCAGGCAAACAGACGTGGGTGGCTTGGGATACTAACTTAGGTGATTTCCGTGAGATTGCGTCGGGCGATGTAGACGGACCTTCGTCATCCACAGATAACGCTATTGCAAGGTTTGATGGAACGACTGGTAAGGTTATCCAGAACTCAGCAGCTACGATTGCTGATACGACGGGCGATATAACGGCTGGTAAGTACAACGGCCTGACGGTATCAACGACCACGGGTACATTGACGATTGCCA